GGCATGGACTACACCGGGTTCGGTGGACGCAAAGGCGAACCGCGTCGGTCGATTGGTCGCGTCTCTGTCGCTGGCGACAAGACGACTGCCGCCCGAGATTCGGCGCTCACTGCGTGGGGTGCCAAGCCCGCGCTGGTCTTCGGTCGCTGGAACGTCACACGCCCCGCTGAGACCAGAGCACGCCTGATCTGGGACAAGTCACCGTGCGGGGTCATGGGAGACGTGAGCCTGCCGTGGGGTGCCGCTGAGGAAGAAATCTACGTGCTCGGTTCCGGGTTCATCGGCAAGCGTGAGGGCAACGTGATCCGAGCTCAGACGCTCATGTCGAGCAACAAGGATCGCCCGGACCACCCGACCCCGAAACCGATCGGGCTTATGGAATTGCTAATTGCAAAGACGGTCGGTGTCGTGGCCGACCCGTTCGCCGGTTCGGGGGCAACGCTTATCGCGGCCCGGAATCTCGGCAGACGCTCAATCGGTGTCGAGATAGACGAGGCGTACTGCGAGATGATCGCGACACGGTTGTCGCAGCAGGCATTCAACTTTGGGGCTCTCGCATGACCGCCTCCGTGATGACGTACGTCGTGTACTGGCGGGACCGTCAAGTGATGAAGGTGGGCCGCACCCGTCAGTGGTCGCGGCTGCGGGCGTTCGAGGCCACAGGGGCGCAGGTGATGGTCGAGCTTCGCAACCGTGACCCGGAGGAGGAGCGGTACGCCCTCGCCGACATGCGCCAACGGTACGCGCGCGCGTTCGCCACCGAGGATGACGCCCGCGACACGCTGCCGCGCGGCCGCGGGTTCACGGAGTGCTTCACCGTCCGCGAGGTCGACGTCATGGACGCGCTCGACACGACGGCGGGTGTGAGTAGCGAGTCAACGCCGGCGAACATCAACAGCGGCGCGGCCGTCGCGAACGGCAAGATCCTCTATCTGGAGTTCGGCACCGCTTACACCGAAGCCAATCACCAGTGCATCTTTGAACTCTGGGGGTACGCGCTTTAATCCCATGGGCTACTTCTTTGCAAAGGGGGCGGCGGCCTCTAGCTACAGCACGGAAGTCCTTGCCGATTCTCCTGTTGGCTATTGGCGCTTGGGGGAGTCGAGCGGGACCAACGCGGCGGACTCATCGGGCAACGGCAATAACGGCACCTACGAAAACACCCCAACCCTCGCCCAAACGGGCGCGGTTACTGGCGACACTGCCGTCCTTTTCGCCCGCGCAAGTTCCCAGCGTGTGGCATTGGCGCAGCCAGCCATCCTGCGGGTCACCGGTCAATTCACGATGGAATGTTGGTACAAGCCGACCACCTTCCCGACCGGGACGGACGTACATGCGCTCATTGAACGTGGATACAACGCCGGAAACGGGAAGCAGGGGTTTGCCCTGCGTGTTTCTGGCAACTCTGGCACGCCTATAGTTTACGCCGGAGCCTACGAATCCTCGACCGAGTATGCGGTGAGTTGGACCATCGCTGGATGGTCAACCGGCGAGTGGAGGCACATCGCTGCCGGCTGGGACGGGACCGATTGGAAGATCTTTGTAAACGGCACGGAGGTGGCATCAGCCGCCAAGGTCGCAGGTGCAAACGACAATTCCCGTGCTATTTACATCGGCTGCTTGGATCAAGGGTTTCTCTCGGATCACGCCAACGGCACAATCGATGAAGTCGCGCTGTATGACACTTGGCTCGGGTCCACGCGCATCGCAGCGCACGCCGCAGCAACGTAAGCGATGGCTCAATACTCCACAGTCTCAAACGCTGGCGACGTAATCCGTAGCAATATTACGGGCGAGGTGGGGTGCCGTTTCCACAATCAGACCGGCGAAGACGTGGTGATCACGCACCTCGGCAGGTGGGTGCGCGTCGGAAATTCTCAGACGCACACGCTTACGATTTACGGCGCTGCACTCACGTCACTCGGGTCTGTTAGCGTTAATTGCTCCGGTGCAACTACCGGCGATTTCGTTTGGGGCGCACTCTCTTCGCCCGTAACGATCCCGAAGGCCACCAGCGCCATAATCACCAGCTCCGAGACGAGCGGCGGCGACTCGTGGCACAATGCGTATTCAAGCGGGGCACCGGGCGGGAGTCAGGTAATTAATTGCGCGGATATCGGGTACATTGAATCCGCGTGGCGCAACCCAATCAGCGGAACACTGGAAGCACTTGGCGGAACCGCCATTGCGAACGGGCCAGTCTCATTTCAGTACAGTGGTCCGCTTCCTTCGTGGACTAAATTAGGCACGGTCTACACGACGAACGGAGTCTACTACCAGATCGTTTCCGCGATGACGGATGCGGACGGTGGCGATACTGTTTCAATCCCTGCCGGAACCTACACATGGGGCGAAGGAAGTCAGGCGCTGACAATTGCCAAGCCCATCATGGTGGCAGGCGCGGGCATGGGCTCGACGATCATCAATATGCACGCCGAGGCGTCGGCGGGCGGATACACCGATGCACTTATCTATCTTGGCGACGGCGCAGGCTTTCGCGACATGACTTTTAATGGCGGCGCGGCTACGGCAACGCTGTTCGCTGTCATGGGTTGGTCGGATTGGCGGGTGCTGAATGTGGCATTCACGCAGCAGTCGGGACGCTCTGGGTACTTCGCTTACCTGCAATACGCGCCACGAGGGCTTATCGCGAATTGCACGATTGAGGGCGGTACGGGCGACACTGAGCTGATTTTTGCGCGTGGTCCGTCAACTGCTTGGCAGTCGGCGGTCGATTTTGGCAGCGAGAACTTCGTATTCGTCGAGGACTGCACGTTTAACGGGCAGGGGTACGTGTGTGACGCGAACTCCAATGGGCGAATTGTCGTGCGCAATTGCACGATCAACGGAACCCATAAGGTAGACGGGCACGGGTTCGCATCAAACAGCGGCCCTGCTCGCGGGGTACGCGCAGTTGAGGCATACCGGAACACGTGGACGAGCGGCTACGCCAGTTCATGGCCGGCTGTCGAATTGCGCGGGGGCAATGGCCGAATCTGGGGGAACGACTCTCCGAACGCATCATATATCTCTGCGGGCATCATCCGGTTTGATGAGTACGGGGTGCAGGCGCTCTGGCCTAATTTCTCGAACCTGTACCAGACGCCCACTTACTACCCGGTCACGGATCAGATCGGCGTAGGCACAGACCCAAAGACAGCGGCAGCCGAACCCGCGTATGCGTGGTTGAACAGGAAGAACGGCTCCAGGTCTGACGTGACCTATAACGGCAACCCAGTACCAACTGCGGCCATCACGCAGTACCGCATTGAGACGAGCAACCCGGCGGCGACGTTCACCTACTCTGACATCATTCAGCATGACCGCGATTACTTCCAAGAAGTCGCGAGTTTTAACGGTACGAGCGGTGTGGGTACGGGAACTCGGGCGCAGATGGATGCCATCACGCCAAGCAGGACTGGCGTCGGTTTCTGGGTTACGGATGAAGGCTCATGGGACACGAACGAACCCGCCAACACGAGCGGGCGGCTCTACGTTTGGAGCGGCTCCGCGTGGGTGCTGGATTATACCCCGTACACGTATCCGCATCCCTTGCGCGGCGATGACGAAACGGACGTGACAGCTCCGACACCCAACCCGAGCACGATTGCCAGCGTCACGGTCAACTCAACGACGCAAATCACCGTTATCGCCGATACCGCAACAGACGCCGTTTCGCCTCCCGTCGAATACAATCACTCGATTGACGGCGTCTTTGCCGGATGGCAGAGCAGCGCAACCCGGGCTTTTGCCGGGCTCTTGCCCGGGACGCTCTACAGCTTCCGCGTCAAGGCACGCGACGCCGCGCTCAATGAGACCACGCAGTCCGGGGCCAGCACGGCGACGACAACGGCAAGCACTGTCGTGGCGTCGCCCTCACCCCTCGGGCACCGCGGCACCCGGGCGTTTTCATTCGGGGCCTTCTAACCATGCTGACGATCATCCTCTTTTTCGCAGGTCTCGGCGCTGGGTACTGGATCGCCCAGGCCTCGCTGCATCCCGGCTCGTGGCGCGTTGAGCTGCCGCCCGAGGACGTGGACCGCGGGCCGAATGCTGACCAGAGCTACCGGGCCGTGATGCTGGGTGGGCAGTCGTACTGGTTCACGCGCGAGGAAGTAGCGCGGGCGAATGAAAGGGCGCTCAAGTACAGCCGATGAAGACCGTTGCCCCCACCGTCCTTTCGCTGGTGCTGGGTGGGTGCTCCATCTTTCCGCGTGCGCCGAAGATCCAGATCGGAGACGCGAAGGTCGAGGCTCCGCGCGACGCAGGCAAGCCGGCCACGCTGGACAAGGGTGAGGTGCGGACCGCTTTCGAGATCCCAGCGCAGACACTCATGCGCGTGGAAGAGATCGCGCCGACGCCAGCTACGGACACCGCGCCAGCACGGCCCGCGGTCAAGCTTACGACATTCTCTTTCGGCGCTCCTACGCACTTTGAGCAGGTGGCCTCTACGTTGCTGGCCTCGACCGGCACCGTAGACACCAGCGTCGCCAAGAAGCGCATCGACACCGAGAGCAAGGCTCCGCTCCTCTACGCGGCCATTGGCGCAGGCGTCGCCGCCGTGGTCTTCATGGTGCTCAAGTGGCCCACCGTCGCTCTTCTTTGCGGCATCGGCTCTGGCGCCTTCTTCGCCGCCTGGAGGCTGGCCGACATTCCTTGGTGGGCTGGCCTCATCGCCCTGACCGCCGGCGGCGCCCTGATGCTGGGCTACAAGCGCGCCGAGTGGGATGCCAACGGAGACGGCATCCCGGATCGTTTCCAGAAACCGAAACAGCCCGCCAACGCCACATGATCCCGCACATCCTCGCCGTCGAAATCGGCATCGAGACCATCGCCGCCAGCGTCGCCATCCTCGGCACCCTCTCCGCATGGATGGTGATCCCGTGGCGCGTCGGCTCGATGGAGAAGCGACTCGAGGCGCTGGAGGCCAATGAGCGCGACCACTCCAGCCGCATGGCCGTGCTCGAGACGGAGCTCAAGAACATCAACGCCATCCTCACCCGCATCGAGCGAGCGCTGACCGACGGGCGTGGGTCGCCGCACGGGAACGAATAACCATGAACCCCGGCCAACTCGATCGCCTGATCACCGTGCAGAGCCTCGCCGAAACGCGAGACTCCGGCGGCGGTGTCGTGTCCACGTACACGAGTCTGCCGACGCAGATCTGGGCTCGGCGCGTTGACCGTGGCGGCCGGGAGTTCCGCACTTCCTCCGCGCTGAATGCCGAGGTCACGTCGATCTTCACGATTCGCAGCTGCGCCGGATTGACCACGAAAAACCGGTTCATCGACGGAGGAATCACCTTCGATCTCGTTTACGTGCAGCCACCCCAGCGCAGCGGATTTCAGGAGATCCAGGCGAAAGCCGTCAACCCATGACCTTCGAAGCACGCATGGCGGCTTATCTAGCAGACAGCACCATCACGGCGCTCGTCTCGACGCGCGCCTACGCGGTCAGCGGCGGTGAGCAGGTTGCGCTCCCGTATCTCGTTTGGCAGCGCATCGCGAGCGACGGCACCGACACCCACGACGAGGACGATGCGAAGCTCGAAGAGATCACCGTGCAGGTCTCGTGCTTTGCCAGCACCCACGCTGCCGCGGTCGCGCTTCGCCGCGCCGTCCGCGCCGTCATTGCGCGGAACAACGCCGCAGGCCCGGCCACCGCGAGCAACCTCCAAGACCTTGGCCACGACGACGACCGGCGCGCATTCGGCGTATCGATCGACTTCGCCATCTGGCACGACGACTCGACGGCGTAGCCGACACTTTCAGTCCGACAAAACTCAACCACCGCTAAAACATCATGGCCCAAAAGAAAGCCGCCAAAGGAACCATCCTGGCATACGAGTCCGCAACCGGGCCGTCTGTCTGGAGCACCATCCCCGCTGTCGGGGATTTCGACCTGCCGCTCATCGGCACCAAAGACGAGATCGACATCACCTCTCACGACAGCACCTCGGAAGAGACGCTGCTCGGAATTGCCCGCACGCCGTCGATCAGCGTGCCGATCATCACGTGGGACGGTACGGACACGCACCACGCAGCAATGCGCACACGTGCCGCTGCCGACACGCTGACCAACTTCAAGGTCACCCACACCGACACCAAAGTCTCGACGTTCTCGGGTTACGTGAAAGGCATTACGCTTGGCCACCCGGTCAACGGTGCCTTTGGCGCGACCATTGAGATCAAGATCACGGGCGCGGTCACCTACACCTAAGCATGCCTCCGCTTTTCACAAAGGTCGCGATCGGTGGCCAGGTGGTTCAGCTCCGCGTCGCCGAGGAATTCGAGTGGCGGAAAGACACGCTCGAAAATCCGTCGTGGCTCGATGAGGACCGGAACCCGCGTATCCGCATGGCGTGTCTTTTGTGGTGCATGCTGGACGGTGCGCCCAAGGGACTCGCCACGGTCCGCGACGTGTGGGCCGCCTACGGATCAGCAAAGAACCAGGACGAGATTGACGCTGCGATCCTCCAGGCATGGCAGCTTGCACACCCGCCCAAGGAATCAAAAAACGCCGATGGCTCGACCGCATCGCATTCGGTGCCGTCGAGCTAGGCATCAAGCCTGATGACTACGGAACGCAATCAGCCGGGATCGTTCGGGCGATGGAGCGTGCGTGGGTCAGGCGGGAGCGCCGCGAGTCGGAGCGTTTCGCGGTTGTCGCCTACTGCGCAGCCGCCGCCGCTGGGTCGAAGGTAACGCTGGAAGAGATCAGGGCCATGATGCCCGCATATCAAGGAATCGAAGAAGAGGATGGCCAATAAAGGCACAGTCAGGATTGAGGGCGCTGCCGAGCTTTCGGCCATGCTGAACGCAATTCCCCAAGAGTTGCGCAAGGACATCATCACGACCGCCGTGCGATCTGCCGCATCTCCACTGGTGAAGGCTGCCAAGGCCATGGCAGTGACTTCGGTGGACACCGGCGCGCTGCGGAAATCCATCGGCTTCGTTGTCCGAAAGTACAAGTCAGGCGTGAATGCGGTCGCCGTCGTTGGCCCGCGTCGCGGGTACTACCGCAACGGAAGGAAGCTCGGGACCAAGGCCAGCCGAAAAGGCGCAGACTCCCCGGCGAAGTATGCGCACCTCGTTGAGCACGGCCACGTGTCGCGGAACGGTTCTTTCGTGGCGGGGCGCCCCTTCCTGCGGCCGGCTGTCGCGGTCGCTGGTTCGCAGGTCAAGAACGCTCTGATTGAGGGCGTCGGCAAGGGTATCGAGAAAGTCAGGGCAAAGCTCATCAAGCGCGGAATACACAAGGCTTAACCATGGCTTCCATCGGCAATCTATCGGCCACGATCACGGCCAACGGCCAGCAGTTCATCAACGAGTTCAAGCGCGCAGACAATCAGGCGCGCAGGACTTCTGCGTCCATCGCCACCTCGGCCAGCAAGATGTCCGGCGCGTTCGCTCGCGGCGGGCTGAAGGCGCTGGGGCTGGCTGAGATTGCCGGCTCAGTGCGCAATGAGGTTCGGTACATTCTGACGGAATTCGACAAGATCAAGGGCATATCACCCGAGACGAAAGACTCCCTCCACGCATTCAACTCGTCGATAAGCGACCTGCGTGAGAACGTGCGCGGCCTGGCGGCTGAGGCGCTGGCCGGCTTCGCCAACTTCGGCAGCAATATCGGGTACACGATAGGCGAACTGGTTTACGGCAAGGAGGCCGCCGACGCTGCCCGCAGCCAGGGCGAAACCGATGCGCGTCGAGCACGAGAACTCGAAGCGGCGAAGAAGACTGCCGAGGAGGTCAAGAAGCTCACGGAGGAAATGCGCGAGGCCGAAAAAGCCGCAGGCGCAGCAATGGCCGGAATCACCGGGGCCATGCTGGAACCGGCCGAACAGGCAGAGGCGCTCAACGCGAAGCTTGGGCGAACGATGATGCTGCTTTCGTCTGCCGACGGCTCGACGCCCGAGGGTATCAAGGAGCGCATCAAGCTTTTCGGAGACTTGACGAACACCGCGTCATCCCTCGTGCGCGTGAACAACACGATTGCCGAGCAGATGCGGGAACAGCAAAAGCTCGCTCGCGAAGTGGGCGGCGAGCTGGCCGGTTCACTTGAGAACGCTGTTTTTTCGGGAGGCAAGCTGCGCGACATGCTGAAGGGGATACTCGACGACATGCTAAGGCTGTTGTTCCGCAAGGCTATCACGGAGCCACTGGCTGGCGCGATAGCCGGAGGCTTTGGAAGTCTCTTTGGCGGCGCTCGCGCGGCGGGCGGACCGGTAAGCAGCGGCTCTGCTTACCTTGTGGGCGAGCGCGGGCCGGAGATTTTCGCCCCGAGTTCATCCGGCACAATTGTGCCAAATGGGAAGCTTGCAGGTGGAGGCGCTCGGAACGTGTACAATATCGACGCACGCGGGGCCTCAGTTGATGCAGTGAAGGAACTTCGCGCCATGATGTCCGCGATGAACGCCAGCATTGAGCCGCGATCCGTGGCGGCAGTGCGCGACGCAGACCGCCGGAGGAAATAACCATGGCCACGATCTCGCTTCCTAGCTCGACAGCCTGGCGTGATGTGACGCCGACCCACACGCGACTCGCGGGCGAACGCTCCTCGCCCTATACCGGGGCAACCACTCAACACGATTGGGGCGTGGAGACACAGACCTTCGAGTTCAGTGTGCCGCCTTGCAAGCAGACGACGGGGCTTCTGTGGGCTGAGGCGCTGCGCGAGCTGGCGATACCGGGAAACACATTTGTTGCTGACGTTTCCCGATATGTCGGCACCGGCACGGCCGACAAGACCGCGCTGACCATGCGCCTCGTGCGCGGCTCCGTGCGACACTACGTGGACAGCCAGAAGATTCACACGATCAGCTTCACGGCCACCAAGAACCTATGAGCCGAGACATGACATCAGCGATGCAGAGCGCGCTTGCGGCGCCTGTTGTCAAGCCGGCCATCATCGTGCGTCTCGACTTTGCAACGGGCGCAGTGCGGGTTCACAGCGGCGTCGGGAACCTGTCTTTCAATTCCGAGACGTACACCGGCCTCGGCGCCCTTGGTGCTGTCGCCGACATCGTCGAGACCATCGACGGATCGAGCAACACCTGCGATCTACAGATGGTCGCTTCATCCGCGTTGATCGCGCTTGCCTTGGGTGAGATCGGCGGCGCCCGCGGCCGACAGGGGCGCGTCTGGTTCGGCTCCTACGATCTATCCACCGGGCTCCTGATTTCCGACCCGATCATGCGATACAGCGGCGTCATTGGCACGATCTCGCACGATGACAACGGCGAAACGGGCAAGCTGGTGATCGGCCTCGTTGACGAGACCGGCGACCAGGAGCGCCCACGGACGCGCTACTACAACATGGCCGATCAGCAGCGAGTCGACCCAACCGACACGTCGATGAAGGGCGTGGTCGATCTGCCAAACAAGCAACTCAACTGGGGCAATTCCAAGGTGTTCACCGGCAACCCGCGCAGCGATGGCGGCGGTGGCGGCGACTCCACGAGCGACCAACTATGATCACGCGTCCCGAAAACTGGCCGGACCTCCTTGCCAATCACCTCCAATCCTGGCGGTGGAAAGAGTTCACCTGGGGGCAGACCGACTGCGTGCACTTCACTGCCGAGTGGCTTTCGATCATGGGACACGCCAAGCCCCTGGCCGGCCTGCCGGAATGGTCGAGCGCACTCAGCGCGGCCCGCGTGTTCAACGGTCTCGGCGGATTCGAGCACGCGGTGCAGGCGCAGATGGCGGCGCTTGAGCTGCCAGAGATTCCGCTGGCTTTTGCGATGCGCGGAGACTTGGCGATTGTCCGCATCGACTCCGATCGACTGGCGCTCGCGATCGTCAACGGGCGTGGCGCGGCTGTTCGGTGCGAACACCTCGGCGTGTCCGAGATCCCATACTTAGCCAACGCCGTGAGGGCGTGGAAGGTTTAACATGCCACAAGCAATTCCAGCCATCGTCTCTTGGGTCGGAACGGCGCTTTGGTCGGCGAGCTGGCTTACTGTCGCGAAAATCGCGCTTGTTGTCGGCTCCACGATCTACTCGCGCAACCAGGCGAAGAAAGCGCAACGGGCTTTTGCCTCACTACGCGACCAGGGCACGACTGTCACCTTCTCCGACCCGATGGCGGTCTCTGCGCTCGTCTACGGCGAGTGCCGAATCGGCGGCGTCGTGATCCACGCGGAGACCACCGGCGCGAGCAACAATTTCCTCCACCAAGTCATCGCGCTGGCGCCGCATGACCTGAGTGAGATCGATGACATCTACTTTGGCGACGAGGCGCTTGGGATGCCGTGGAATAGCGGCAGCCCATCGAATCAGCCGGACGTGACTTCGCCCTACTACGGCAAGACCAGAATCAACCGAAAGATCGGCGGCGGCTCTGCTGACTCTGAGCTCGTGGCCGAGTCTGGCGGCGGATGGACGAGCACGGACAAGATGACCGGCGTTGCTTCGATCTATGTGCGCACGCAGTGGGACGTGGACGTTTTCCCGCAGGGGCTCTCCTTCAACATCTCGACCGATGTGAAGGGTAAGGAGTGCTACGACCCCCGAGACGCATCGACAGCTTACACGAACAACAACGCGCTCGTGCTGCGCGATTTCTTTGTTGAGCACTTGGGTTATCCTGCGGCGGAGGTTGACAGCGCAGACGTGAACGCCGCGGCGAACATCTGCGATGAGTCGGTCACGATTGCGGACTCGACCTCACAGAAGCGATACACTTTCAACGGGCGCATTCTGACCGACACGAAGCCGGCCGATGCCCGGCAAATGATCGCCCGCGCAATGGGCGGCTGGTGCGCAAAGATCGGCGGCAAATGGCGCATGGAGGCAGGCGCGGCGAAGTCCTCCTCCCTTTCGCTCACCCCTGATGACTTCATTGGGGAGGTCGAATGGCTGAACCAAGACCCGATCTCGGAGGCCTGCAACGCGGTGCGCGTGACGTACCTCGACCCAAAGAACAACTGGCAACCGGCGACCGCTCCGCTTGTGCGCAAGCTGGTCACCGCGCCAAACATCACGGCCGGGGCTCGCTGCACGATTGTCAGCCTGGGGACCACAAACTTCACGCTGATCGGCGCGGCCAGCAACACGGTTGGCGTCACCTTCACGGCGTCCGGTGCCGGCCTCGGTACGGGCACCGTTGATCCGTACTTGGGCGAGGACAACGGCGTCGAGCACGTCCGCGACATCGATCTGTTCGGCGTGACCAACGAAGCGACGGCGCTCCGCTTGGGCCGCATCGAGCTGGAGCGCGCCCGGCATGGGCTCACGTTCACGACCCAGACGGGGCTCAAGGGGCTCCAGGTGCAGGCCGGCGATTGGGTCGACGTGACGTTCTCCCGCTACGGATGGAGCTCGAAACTGTTCGAAGTCGTCGAGCATCGCACGGTCCACGAGGTGCAGGAGAGCGGCATGTTCATCAGCATCCGCCTTGTGCTGCGCGAAGTCTCATCCGCGATTTACAGCCGCACGGCCGCCGACGAAACGACTGCGGACCCGGCGCCGAACACGACTCTGCAGAATCCGCGCGACGTGATTGCCCCGGTGCTCGGCACGCTCGAGAGCGACGACGATCAACTCACTATCGACTCACGCGGCCAGGTCGTGTCTCGAATCAAAGTGCCGTGGACCTGTGCCGACGCCCACGTCACGAGCGGCGGCACCTTCGAGATCGAGTACAAGCTATCGGCAGACACCGACTGGCTCCCTGCGCCCATCGCTCCACTGAAGGGCAGCGACGAAGTGGCATGGATTGGGCCGGTGGTCGACGGCGAGGACTACGATGTCCGCATTCGTGCGGTCAACGGCATCGGCGTGCATTCCGATTGGGACACGGAGACGGCGCACACCGTGATCGGCAAGAGTGAAGACCCCAACCCCGCGACAAGCCTTGCCGCCGAGGCGATTCCTGGCGGCGCTATCCTCACAT